CATCAGATGTATAACCATCTATACAGGCACACAATTCATTTCCAACACGAATTAAACCTAATTCTTTTGATAATGGTTTATTGGATAATACAAAACTGCATGGACTTGGAGAAATACTTTCAATAGTTCCTATATATTTTTGTGCCTCATCTATAATAGGTTTCCACTTTTTATCTGTCCTAAAAGCGTCTAAATTCTTGCCGACTTCATTATAATCATTCATTGGAATATCATATGCCCTGCAAAGATTTCTAAAAGCAGATGACTCTTTCATAGTTCCTAAAGCATACATATAATAAATGCCATCTTCACCAAGCAATTCTTTTGATGCTGCAATCGGTGCTGATACGTCTGCCCAATTCTGATCTATATCTGGTAATGATTTGGTTTCTAATATCCTTGCTATACTCATAAATCTTGTAGGATATAATGGTACAGGAGCAGTAAACCTATCTATTTCAGTAAATCCAAGTAATTTATTGATATAAAATGAAACAGCAGATCCCCTTCCAGTACGAGATAAAACACCACCATATTTCTCTTTTGCAAGTTCAACCATCTTTTCATTGAAGAGGAAATAATCAGCCATTTGTGTATCTTTTACAATCTTATATTCAAAAGCAATACCATCCTGATACTCTTTCCAACGTGATTTATCAATATGTTTTTTTTCTTGATTCCACTTTTCTACGAGATGTTTTGACAGTTCTTTATCTTTCTGTTCCTGTGTAAAGCCTGGATAAATAGTTGGCATTTTAATCTCTTTATCAAAATATAATTCTTCACATTCATCAAAAATTAATGTGTTGTCTAATGCCTCTTTAACCTGCCAATCTGATAATAACCCTTGTTTTTTATACCGTTCTACAATCGTATCATAATCTGGAAAATCCAATACAAAACTATCTTCATCACCATAGTTAATTCCTTTGCCTTTCAAGAATTTTACTCTGTCCTTTGCTTGTTTAGGATATATGTAGTGGCTATCATTTGCATGGATAAGCTGCATATTATAGTGTTGTTTCAACATCAGCATATTTCTGTTATGATTAATCTGTATATCAAACGGATGGTTCTGGACTTCCAAATAAAAATTTTTACCAAAATGTCCATATACAGTTTCAAATAAGATTTTCATATCATCACTTGGTCTAAGTATTCCTCCTACACAAGCAGATGTTATAAAGAAATTATTTGGATTCAATCTCTTAATAAGTTCTATATCAATCCTTGGTTTATAGTAGAATCCAGTTTTATTACTCTCAGACATGATTTCATTAAGTTCATAGAAAGCATCTTGATTCTTTGCTATGATGACGATATGGTAATTGGAATTATCCTTTTCTTTTCTGTCTTTTACCATATACAATTCAGCACCATAAATCATTTTAAGATTATTTTTTTTACATAAATCATATGCTTCTAAGAACTTACCAGCCCATCCATGCTGAGTTGTAAAATAGTTTTGACACCCCAACTCTAAACTTCTCTCTATATAATCAGTATTTTTAACTACACAGTCCAAAGTCATTACATTACTTTCATGATCATGCTTATGATAATTTTCGTATCTATTTATTTTTTTCACCTCTTTTTATAGACTATCCAAAAACGAAAGTAAGTCATCATCATTTGAAGAATTATCACTATTATCATTTTCTTCATCGTCTGTATTATTTTGAAACATTTCCTGCTCTTTTAAATACGCATCATATGGTTTATGTAATTTTCTGGAATATCCTGATAAGGTTGCCAGTCTATAAGCATCAGCATCCGTTACATCTTGCCAAAATAACATTTCATCTTTTGTAACTTTATATTCTGCTTCTCTTCTTCTAAAATCATGGATTATATCAACAATATCTGCTTTTAACGCTTCAATCTTTTCTTCAGTTAAAGGAACTTCCACATAACAATCTCTGATTGAAAATTACTCTCTTACTTCTTTTGGCAAACAATCAATTGTATTATCCAGAATCATAGTATCTACATATGTGTCAATATCATCTTCATAGCCAAAATGCTTTAACCACATCTTTGCCGTATTTACCAAACTCTCTCCAATACTGTTTCTTTCAATATGTCGATCTTTAAGAGTGCCATTTTTCTGTTCATAAGCAACTGTCACGTACTTTAGAAAATTCCATTCACAAATAATATCTTCTAACGGAATGCCTAGTGCCTGTCGAATACCTTCAGCATAAATTACTAACTGTCCACATTCTTCATCAATCTTCTTGCCTGTATATTTTGTACTTGTCTTCCAGTCAACAATCCTAATTCTTGTTCTTTCATTTCCATCTTCATCTTGATATTTCTCTGTAAACAAAAAATCAATATATCCCTGTAAGACAATATCTTCGCTAATTCTAATGGTTATAAAATGTTCAATCCTATGTGGCTGCTTTATTACATCGTGATTCTTAAAGAAATGACGGATGCAATTTTCATATTTATTTGCAATTTTTTCATTCTTTTCAGAGTCATTTCTATCATATTTAAGTTCTGCAATATTCATTGTCAGAAGTGAATCTTCGTATGAATCAATCATATCTTCATATTTAATTTCATCTTTATAAAATTTCTCTATAATATCGTGGCAATATCCACCTGATACAGCATAAATGCCATTTGTTCTATCTTCTTTTTCATGTAGCACATATTTCAGAAAGGCTTCCCACCAGTCCTGAACACAGCAATGATATTTGCTCCAGCTATCAAGAGTATCTACATTTAACTGCTTGCAAATTTCTTTTAACTCTTCCTTTGTTTTTCTTGCCAATCCTTCAACAATCTCCTTTCCTTTTCATCATATATTGTTCTATGTTTCAGCATAAATTCATATATCTTATTTGTCATATCTGCCGGACTATCCTTACTGCCTTCTTTAATCAATCCCCATCTATCATACATATAAGACACTTTTCTGATCGGATAAAATTTATCACACTCTTTTCTAATTAAGTTAATATCTATACCCTCATCAAGAGCTATGATAATTTCAACATTCAAACTAATCAAAATCTTTACTTGTTCTGGGGAAAATTCACACTTTCCTATTGCAGTTGCAGTCCCATCTTTTCTTGAATATCTTTTTAAGACAGATTTTTGTGCTTCCAAACAGACTACATATCCAGCTTCTTGAATTGTTTTATAATTCTCATTCAATCCATAAATGTTTTCGCTACGAGGATATGTGTTTGATAATTTAAAGAATTTTGGAATGTCTAACATTTCATAATTTTCTATGATAGTTCTTCCGCTAACTCCTATGTATTCGTTATCATCTCCATCCCATTTACGTTCAGGTATGACAATCCTTTTTCTATCATATGAATATCCAATATTAAATCTCTTACAAGCAAACGGCATTACACCTTCTCTTATCCAACCAATATAAGGTAAATCAACATATTCTTTCATGCAGGAATCATCATATATCGGAATGTCTTTATCAAGTGTATGCCGTTTTCGCTTTACCTTTTTGAAGATTTGCAACGGATCATTCTTATTTTCTTCTTTATTACTGCTTTTGTATGTGTAATTTAAACCCAATAATTTATGGATATATTTATTTGCCTTACCAAACGATAAATTTTTTATATCCATGACCACTGTGAAAATATCACCAACATTATTTCCTTCCGCACATCGGATAGCAGATGATAAATTATTTTTCTTTACACATACAGCAGTTCTATTTGTTCCTTCTGGCAAGGCGGCTCGCCATTCACCTTGATACTCTTTAATATCATGACATCCCAAAGATTCAAGAATTGTAAACACACAATCATTTTCTATTATGTACTCTTTTAGGTCATCTGCATTAATGTACGCTCACCGCCTTTCTTCTAAAAATCTACTGGTACAGAAGTAAAACCAACTTCTTTTAACAAATTTCTACTCATATCATGTTCCACTACAATTTGCACACTATTCGCAACACCTTCTGTATTTTGTCCAATGAATAATAGCTGGTAATGCTTTTCATGATCCAAATTAACAGGAATTTTTGATTTGCCATTCTTTCCTTCTAACCGATATACTTTCAAAGCATTTTTTTCACCTGTGTATTCATCATCAAAAATATCACGAATCATAATACAAGTGCTTGCAACATCAATAATATTTTTTGCCTGTCCAATATTATCCTGACTATAAAATCTCTGTCTTGCTGATGATTTTGCTAACTGAAATGTAATTACAATATGTACGTCTTTACCACCATCAGTTTTTACAGTATCGTAAATATCAACCATTGCCTGTTGCATCTCAAGCCACATTTTATCATTTCTGCTTCCTGAGTCTGCCTTAAACGTATCAAGGATAAAATACTTAACTCCAAGACTTGCATATTTTTTTATTACTTTTATTGCCTTATCAGTACGATATTTATTAAACGGAATCAGTGTAATTGTATTATCACTCGCTTTTGTCTTAATCCAATCAGCGCATTTTCTAAGCATTTCCATTACTTCATCACTGTACTTACCATCTCTGACAACAAACTTTTGCAAATCAAACTTATAAATATTGTTGGCTACCCAAACTAATAACTCTCTCTGCCATTTCTTAGTACCTTCTTCATTCAAAATAATTACCAGTTTGTCGCCATTCTTAATTGTTGTAGGGATGCATAAAGACCTTGCCAGTGTTGTCTTACCCATATTAGACAAGCCACCAATCAGAGTAATATTCCCAGTTAATTGTCCACCAGTTTCCTTATTTAGAAGTGGCATATCATTATATGGAAGGCCAACAGCCATACCACGATTTAACTCATCAATAAGTTCATCTATGCCATCATCTATTGAATAAGATTTTGTTTCCTCATCCGCATTGATAAAAATATGATTCAGAATCGCTTCGTACTCTGCATAAATATCATCTAACGACATATCCGCAAATTCGCTTAACCTGTCATATACGGGAAATTTATTTTTGAGCAATAACAATACAGTATTCCACTTATTTAGTTCTGCTATATATCCATTCAAGTTTTCAATCTTGACATATTCTGTTGCCTTTTCAATAGTTTCAAATCCACCATACTCATCATATTTCTGTTTTAATTTGCCGTGTTTTTCTAAATATAATCCAACAGTAATTTCATCAAGTGTAGATTTTCTTTCTTTAATCACTATATCAAATGCAATCTGCCAATAAACTCGCCATGTATTTTCTGTAAAATCTTCAAGTTTGAGCTGATAATCATACATCAGATCAGGCTTCTTATAGAAGATGGAAACAATATTGGCTTCACATGCAAGTTTATATTCTTTTACTGTTTTTGCTGCTTTGATAAGTTCTTCCTGAAAAGGCGTTGGTTTCTTTTCATTTTTGCTTTGAGCCAATTATTCCCTCCTAAAACAAGTTTTTTAATCTATCATTCACATCTTTTGTTCTCTTTGAATAATCTGCCCCCTGATTGAACTGGTTTTCAAAGGAATCATTCTGTATTTTTTCTTCTTTCTTTTTTGCCTGTTGTAATCTGATATACACATCATTTATTTCTGGTTCAACCATCTTAACGATCAGATTGATTTTATGATTTTCGTCTTTTATTTTGATTTCGTTTTTTGAGATATAATCTATGATTTTTCTTTTGCATATCTTAAACGCACACAATAATGTATAATCGTCATAGCAAGCGTTAGTCTCTATATTATTATTTGCAATATGCTGACCTTTTTTTAATCCTTGAAGTTTCAAAACAAGATATGTAGGAATCTTCATATTGTCA